TAACTCTAATATTTATGGTGGCTCTGAAATTAAAGTAAGTGGTTCTATTTCGTTTTACCACACAGGTTCTATAGGTGCAGGTGTATCTTTGAGGTTACGTGCAGTACAGTTAATACAATATGTTGAAGGTGCTGTTGGTGCTACCAAGTTTGGCTTTACTGAAGAAGAAGGATTTACATTAGAAGATCCTGACACTAATGTGACTGATACTGCAGTTGCTGTAGAAGAGAACATTATACCTGCGACATCAAATGTTAAACCTATCAAACCTGTAACGAAGCTCAATCCCGCAGCAGCTGCACCGAAAGCAGAGACACCACAAGAAGTTGAGACGCCTAAAGCTGGAGTAGCTGGAGCTGGAGCAGGATTAGCTGATGAGATTGCTCAGTTAATTAATGATACAGATGCTGATGATGCGTAAGCCTATTGACTTTAAAAAAGTGGAAGCTTTAAGAAAGCATATGCTCTTGACAATTAAAGACATGTCGTATCTACTAAACGTTACTCGTATGACGTATTACAGTTGGATAAAAGGAGGACATGTTAGAAAATCAAATGATAAAAAAGTAAGAGCAATGCTTAAGCAACTATTGGACATAATGACTGTGCATGAATGGCCTAGCCCTAGTATAATTGCCCTCGAACCTAAAGAAAGAAGGGTAAAATTATTAGAGTTATTGGACAAAAATACCGTAAAAAACCAGGTATAAACATACACGGGCATAACGTTTCACCCCTCTGAGGGTCTTTAAAACGAACCGTTTTTTAGTTAAGAAGGTGGTGGTGCTTCCTCCAGCGTAGAATATGATGGTGTTCTGTGCCGTAGCGTTAATGAGATACGTTCCGTCAACTGCTATTATTCTATTGTTACTAGGTCCTTCGCTGATGGGTAAATACTCGCTTGGTAAACAATAGCAAATACTCGTACTACCGATAAAAAGATAAAGGGTTAAAATAATAGAAATCTCATGTTAATATAATTATGGGAGAACATAGGCAAAACTCACAACGTTTCCTCGCAGGACATGTTTTAGCCTATGTTTTCTCACCAGTTTTTTAGGAGAAATCATGCAAACTTTAGAATTTTTAAAGAAAGTTCTTCCTATCAGCGGACATTATGTAAACACCATAATTAATATTGATGGAAGAAAGCAAGGCTTTTTTGATAATATAGAAGACCTAGCTAAAAGTTGTACAAGATTAGATCGTACAAATAATAATACTTACTTTGCTATCTCTGCATTTGTAGAGAAAGGAAATAGGAAACAAGAAAACGTAAGAGCCACAAAAGTTATAGCAATAGATATAGATTGTGGTTCTGATAAACCATACCCAACTTGGAAAGAAGGACTAATAGAACTAGGTAAGTTTATAAAGAAAATGGATTTGCCAAAACCTATGGTAGTTTTTTCAGGTAACGGACTACATGTATACTGGGTATTAAATAGAGAACTTGCACCAACAGAATGGAAACCTTTAGCAAACTCCATGAAGATGTGTGCTATTGATAATAAGTTTGATATAGATGCAGGACTAACTGCTAACAGTGCATTAGTATTACGCCCTGTTGGTACACATAACCCAAAAAATAATAAAGAAGTTATGTTACTTATAGATGCAGATCCTATATCACCTGATGTATTAAAGAATAAACTTTCGGACTACGTCTCTCACCAAGCAGTACAGCAAGAGCGTGGAAATATGTTGCTAAAAAACTTAGCTACTAAACAAGAGTTTCCTCCTGCAATTAGTACAATAGTAGAAAACAAATGTTTACAAATTAACTGGGCTATAAACAACCAAGACAAAGTACCTGAACCTTTATGGTATGATCTTATAGGCATAGCGTCTTTCTGTATTAACCCTGAAGAAACAGCAAAGAGATGGAGTAGTGGTCACCCAAAGTACAATGAAAAAGCTACATTGTCTAAACTACAACATTGGCAAAAGTCTGCCAGTGGTCCAACAACCTGTAATAAGTTTGCAGTTGACAGACCTAATGGTTGCCGGGGCTGCAAGTTTAAAGATAAAATAGGATCACCTGCTAGACTAGGGATACAACATAAAGAAGTACAAACAGTACAAGCACCTGATACAATAGCTAATCAGATAGCAATACCTAGACCTTTTAAACGTACAACAGATGGTATTAAAATATCCATAGACGATACTGATATAGACATTTGTAAGTTTGATATATATCCTGTAGGCTATGGTAAAGACGAATCACTTGGTTATGAAACAGTTAGATACCATTGGAAAAGACCACATGTTGGATGGCAAGAACTTACACTACGACAAGCATACCTGACTGAGGGCCATAGAGAGTTTGCTACAGCTATAGCAGACCAAGGAATTGTATTACATAATAGGAAACAAACGGAGTACTTTCAGCTAATGTTAAGAACATATATGGACGAACTAAGAAGCATAAGAAGTATGACTAATCTTTATGCTACTATGGGGTGGAAAGAAAACAAAACCCAATTTGTTATTGGAGATACTATAATAAGTAGAAAGAATGACGGCACAGTAACTGAGGAATCTATTACTCTTGCGTCTTCTTCACACCGTCTTGGGCAAGACTTATATGGAATGGCAGGTGACATAGCAGAGTGGACAAAAGCAACAACATTATTAGATAAAGTAGATATGCCTTGGTATAACTTCTCTTTAGGTGTTGGATTATCTGCCCCACTGTATGCATTTACTGGACTAAAAGGATTGACAGTATCTTTATATGGACCAACTGGTGGAGGTAAAACACTGGCTCAATACTGGGTACAGTCTTTATATGGTGACCCTGAAAAGCTACATTTTGCTGCCAAGTTTACACAGAATACTTTGTTTGGAAGACTTGGACTATACTCTAACTTACCTATGACAATAGATGAAGTAACTCTAATGCAAGATAAAGAAGTTGGTGACTTTTGTTACTGGGTATCACAGGGCAGGGATAAAGCTAGAATGAATCGTAATGCTGAAGAACGTGACGCTAAGACCTGGGCTACACCTGTACTAGTATCTACCAACAAGTCTCTACAAAGTAAGCTGATAGCGTCTGGTCTGGAAACAGATGCACAAATGGCTAGACTACTTGAAGTACCAGTACCATCACATGATTTGTTTACAAGAGATTCAAGTGCAGGTAGAAAACTGTACAATTTTATAACAACTAACTACGGACATATAGGTAAAGAATACATAAAAAGATTACTAGAGATTGGACCTGAAGATTTATCTACGATTATAAACGACGCTACTGAAAACTTTAGTAGGACATACAAAGCTAAGTTTAGTGGTGAAGAAAGATATTGGGAAACAGCAATTACATTAGCAGACTTAGGTTCTAGATTAGCTAATGAATGGGGTTTAATACAATACGATTATAAAAAAGGAACAGAGTGGATACTATCTCAAATAGGTGCAATACGTAGAACAGTTAAAGAAAACCAAGTTGATTCTTTTGATCTTATTGCAGAATACCTTAACGACTGTGCTAGTACAGCTGTTACTGTAATGCATACTGTAGGACAGAAGGCAACTGTAGACCACACTCGTTTACCTCGTGGTGAAATAAGAGTACGTTTTGATGTATTTAGAAAAGATAGTTCAGCACCTTTTGATAAAGGAACTATTATGATTGACCGTACTCATTTTCGTAAATGGTTAAGTATGCGTGGCGCTGACTACAAGTCATTCACACAGGAACTTCTTGGGGAAAATGTTTTAGCCACACCAAAATCTCAAAAGTTTTATCTTGGTAAAGATACTCCTATAAAACTAGGACAATCATATGTAATTGGTGTTAACCTAAACCACCCAAGATTACAAGGCATACTAGATGATGCTGATACAGCCGCAGAAGATTTAGTATATGGAAACTTAGGACTAATCTAAATCCATACCCATTATCATAGCAAGTTTTTCAGTATAAGATCGTGTTTGAAGAGGCGTAGTTCTTACATACCTAGACAATGTAGGGAACTTAGCTTCTTTAAGCGATTTGTTAGCTGACCTAAGAAAGTTTTTAAACTCAAATTCAGTACCTCTATTCTCCCTATTCCAATCCCTTACCATTCCTAGCACTCTTCGTGCTTCTCTTCTATTCCCTTTTACCATAGCCGATACATACGCTTGGGTGTAATAACTTTTTTGCGTTCTTATATAAGCATTAGCATATTTAGACACCCTTACAATATCATTATGCCTAGTAGCTACAGTAGGGTATAACCCTAACAACCTAGTAGCCCATTGCATAGTATTCATATCTTTTGATATAACTTTTCCTGATTTGTTTGTTATCATTCCATCTTTATAGTATGAATAACTTTCTGCTACATTCCTTAATCCTGCTACAGGTGACCCTTTAACAATACTAGAAAAATAAGTAGTGTCATCTTTAAGCCCTACTTTTTCTAATCCATAACTTCCCATGTTTAATATTGTGCCTATACTGTCTGCACCTGCTGAAAACACAGGACCAAAACCATTCTTTATTTCTCTTCTATAATCTTCCCCCTTAAGACCTTTCTTTAAGATCCCTGTAAAAGGCACTAAGTCTCCAAAGCCTAACCTAGTAGATACTGTACCCCCTAAACCTTGATCTACTATACCTCTCATAATGGCTCCAGGGATATTTATACCAGCAAATTCTTTCGGAAGGTCTTCGAGTATCTTAATTAATTCTCCTTCGACAGAAGCTATAGGAATATTAAAACGTTGAATTAATGTATCTATTAAATCCATAATGTCGTCAGCAAATGGTATGCCTTTTATACCTGATACAAGAAGTAATATACCTAAAAACATAAGCTTACCTCTATAATCCATGTGTTTCATAAGGTTAACTGAAATCATAAGGAATTGTTTGTACATAAACGCATACTGTAACCAGTTACCTCTTGCTACTTCAGGTCTATTATACATTCCGTATTCACCTTGAGATTTATTTACAGCCATTTGTGCTTCTGCATATAACCTAGCTTTAAATGGATTGTTATCTGTATTTGCTTCTAGTAATTGCCTTTCTATTTCTTGACGTTCAGTATTGTTTTTAGCTCCAGCTAACATTCTTTCTTTTTCCATACGATATGAAGCTAATGCAGTTACCCTACGGTTTAACTGTTCTGTATAAGAAAAGAAACTCATCCAGCCTTTAACACCTTTTATCTTTATAGCTCCTGGTACACCTAAAGTATCTTTACCTATCCCGCTTTTTGAAGACCCTACTAATGCATTAAATTGTGCAGCTTGTAACGTACCATTTCTAGTTTGAGCAACAATAAAATTAATTTCATCTTGAGTAAGATTATATTTTCTTTGTTCCGCAGGACTTTCTTGTATTTTTTTAAGTGATATAATATCAGCAAATCTAGGTAAACCTACATCTAATGCTGCTTTACTCATGTTAAATGATGCCCTACCTAAATGATGTCCACCACCATACCCATGTTTAGTTTTAAATGCTAAGTAAGGTATTGCATGAGTAACCATTGACATAAGGTTAATTGCAGCAGTAGCTATGTTACCACCTAACTGAAACATAACTGTCATGGTTTTTAACCACCCAGCTTGTTGGCTAATTAAATCTTCTGTGCTGTGTACTATATCAGTTTGCGAATCCCAGAACGCTTGGTATCTAACAGCTTCATCTCGGAACGTATTACCTCTAGCTTTTAAAGTATGTTTACGTCCGTTTATATCTGTATAAGTTCCTGACTTTCTATAATCATTAGCCATAGTTACAAACTGAAATAAGTATCTTTCATACTCACGTAATTTTATTAACCTATCTGATTCGTTTGCAGCTGAGTTAACCATGCGTCCAAGTAAATCTAATTTATCAGGGTCACCATTCCAAAGTTTATCGTCAAGCATAATGTCAACCATTTTATATCTGTACCTATTTTTAGCAGAGATACGAGCTTGTGTTTCTAAATGGTCGGCAATATTACCCATTATGTTTTCATCAAAACCTTCTACATTTTCTCGTCGTAATGCTTTACGGGCTGCAGCTGATGCTTTAGATAAATTCATAGCAACAGTATGTCTTTCAGTAGGAGTTAAATTAATCCCCATATTTTTTAATGTACGTACAAAAGCAACAAAATCTATACTTCCTTCTAAAGGAGATAGCTGTCTAGCTTCACTTGCAATAGCTCTAAATGTTATTGACGATCCTTCTAAATCATATGTTTCGCTAAATATTTTTTCTAGTTCAGCTACTCTTGCATCAGCTTCTGCTTTAGTATCAACAAGAAAATAAGGAAGATAAGATTTAAATTTTTTATCTAACTGTATAGGTGTGTTACCACTAAATGCTTGTAGTCTAACTTCCCATGCTCCTTTTCTTATAAGAGGTGCATAGTTTCCTATAATTGTATTCATAGCTTTTAATTCAGAATTTTTAAGAACTAAAAGTTCACTTCCTAAATCTCTAATAGTAGCCTGTACTTTAATTTTTACATCATCTTTACTTAAACCTTTTTGACGTAACCTACTTAAAGATTGAATAATATCTAAAATTTGTGGTACATCTTTCTTGCCAGTTACCATATCTGAAAATTGAGAAAGGTCTGTGAACCCTCCATCTTTTTTAATTATTGCTGCTATCTGTTCAGGAGTATAATTGTACGTACCATTTGCTAAATCATTCCAGTCTTTAACCGCACCTGTTTGCCATAGTGCTCTTGTAATAGCTACAAGAAAATCTTCTGCTTTTCTAAATGATTTAGTATTAACCTCTACAGTTTCACCATCTTTTTTAATAGCGTTTTGCATCATTAAAGTATTGTATGTATCTATAATACGCTTCATAATTTTATGGTCAGTAGCGTCAGTAAAAACATCTAGCCTATCTATTAAATCTGATTTTTCATTTTCAAACGCAAAGTAATTAGACTCTACTAAATCTATAGACGCTTCAGTTACAGCAGAATTATGTTCGGTAAACATTGTCCATATTTTTTTATGGCTTGGATTATTATCAGGATCAAAAGTTTTAAGATCAATACCTGATTTAAGCATTTGCTTATGTATTGACACAGGAACAGGATTATCTCTGCCACCAAAAGGAATATTAAATCCTTTCTTAAAATCTTCAGGAGTCATACGACCAAGTTTTTTTATTCGGTCTTGAAAAGCTTTATTAGGAACTACATCCCCAGTTACTGGGTCAACAACAAAAAATCTAATTAAATTATATCTTTCTATACCACTTTTACCTTCTAGTAATTTAGCTACAATTTTATCAAACTCATATTTTCTATACATAGATGCATAGGCTAACATCATATTAGCTATTTGACGTTCTTTAGCATTAGGTCCTCCAACTATATTACGTACAAAGTTTGTCATTTCTTCGTACCTGGATAATAACATATTAGAAAACGTTCCTTGTTTTTGGGATATAGTAAAAACTTTTTGTAACCCTTCACTATATAAAGCTAAGTTATCTAGCGTAGATAATTTTCTTTTAATAAACTCCCAAACTTTAGCTATACCACCTGCTTGCTCTATAGCTTTTCCATATATATCTCTGTTGTCTATAGATGTTCTGCCATGCATTTGAGCCTGACCTACCTGTGATTGTACTGTAGCCGCATCATCTGTAGCAAATCGTAGCTCTGCTTCTTTGTTTAATCTATTTAAATTATCTGCCATAGACAACATGCTTACATCAGAAGACATTTGACCATGTCGTACGTATCTATTTATCTGGTTTATAAGAGTACGTGCATACTCGTCTCCAAACTTTATACCCAGTATTTTATTAAGTGCAGTTTTTATTTTATTCCAAATACGTTTTAATAAACTTGTATCCAAGGAAGCAGCATAATCTGCTATAACTTCTTCTATTGCTTCAAGTTTTGATACACCATGTACAACCATGTACTCTTCTACTTTAGCCCGTATAAATCTGTCTTTATTATATATGTCTTCAAGCACAGATTTAATTTCACCTTTAGATAATATAGATCTAAAACCAAAGTGACCTAGTATTTCGTGGGCTAATACAAACTTAAGTTGTCTAGTTGAATGTATAGTATCACTAAATACAATTATGTTATCACCAAACGCAAACGCATAAGCTCTTTCTGCAGTAGTATCAAAATCACCTTCTATCCTTGAAGCTTTAGCTTGTGCATACAGTTCAGGATTACTGTAGCGTAAATCATTAAGATTTTTAAACACACTTACTTTAGGTTTTACTTTAAACTTACGTAAGATTTGTTTTACAATTAACTTAACTCTGTTTAAACCTATACGACCAGCTGGTTTATCGTCTTCTATTCTTTTAAAACTACCATCTTTATAATCATCTATATCTATTTGTTGCTGTTGTTCCTCAACAGAATCAAGCCCAACATCATTAGCAGAGTCAAGATCATAAAGATCTTCTTGTAATTGCCCTGTTGCTATCTTTGCTTGTTCAGATGCCCAACCATGATTAAACAATGTTTCAGCAACTTCTTTAATTTTAGCAGTTTTAATTTTTTCATCTATTTCTTCCGCAGTTTGTTGTGCACCTTTCTGTTCATAAAAAGCTAATAGTTTATTTACTTCTTTTAGTTGTGAACTAGGAGACATACTAGTTTTAGGTCTGTAAGGTCTATAAGAATCTTTATAACCTACAAGTTTTTTTCCATCTTTACTTAACACTCGTTCAATTTTTAACCTAGGAGGTCTTGGTAAATAATATACAAACAATCTATCTTGACCATGTTGTCTTTTTAATACAACTTTCCATCTCATATAAAGTTTACCTTCAGGTGAAAAGTATTCTTCTAAAGGTACACCATTGTATTTATATTTTTTGTCAGCGTGTTTATACAGTCTTTCAATAGCACCTATAATTGTTTTATAATCTGTGCCTTTGTTAGGAACATAAGGTATTAATTCTTTGTACTCACCTCTGTTATCTTTTCTTGTATACCCACCTATACGTCCTTTATTAGCAGCACGAATAACTACATTAGAATCAAGGTTAAGCATACTATCAAACATAGTAGCAATACGTTGGGACACATGTGTAGAATTTGACTTGGCTAAATTTTGTCTTGTAACAGCTGGTAAAGACATACCCCAGTCAGCAAAAGATTTATCTATATCATCTAATAACTCAAGTTGTTTTTTATCTAAAGTACTTCTAAATTTTTCTTCTTCTCTTTTCTTTGCAGCTTTTGCGTTTCTTTGTAACTGTTGGTAATCTATAGTAGATCTTTTAAAGAAATGAGCTTCTTTATTTAACTCATCATTGTATTCATTTATTTCTTCTTGTGTAAGATTTGATTGCTCCAACCCTTTAAAATAATACGTACTGTCACCAGCAGTAAGATCAGCTAATAATTTATAAGATTTTAAATGCACTAACCACGGAGGTAAGTTACCGTTTTCTAATTTTACAGTAATAGGAAATTGTCCTTTGTCGTCTACATCAAAAGAAGATTTAACTCTTTGTCTTTCTAAAACTAATAAATGTAATATTTCTAACTGTTCATCAGACATATGTTTTTTATTAGCAGCTAACCAATCCTGAGCTATTTCTCGTGCGTTGTTGCCTTGATGCTCAGGTTTAATGTTTGTATTACCTACAGTAGTTTGATACAAAGATTGTTTTTTACTAGCGTCATAAGAAGGTATAGCTTTGTTTCCTACTTCAGCCCCATTAAACCATGCTATCTTTACAATGTTATCTAATGTTTCTTCAAAAGTTGTAGTAACTTCTTGCTGTGCCATTTCTAAATCAAGGTCTGCAATCATATGTTTAAACAATATATTAGCAGTTGTTACATCAGCTTCCTCTAAATAATTGTGGTACAGCCTAGATATTTCTAACCTACTAAGACTGTTAGCAATAAATTTAATTTTAAATAACTTTTTAAGATCAGAGTTAATTAACTTCCATGGTAGCCAATGGTCTTGTCGTACATTATTGTACGCTTCTTGTTCTGATTTTCCCGGAGCATTAGTAGGAGCATTAACTTTTCTTGGTCTATCTATGTTTTTTTCTGTAGTATTTCTAAATGCAGAAATAGTTTTAGCATTTTCATCTGCATAAGTATAAACATTATATACAGTGCTACCATCTTCACGAGTTTCTACAATCTCAAGTCTTTGATATTCTTTTTCACTAACCTTTTGAACAGGCATTTGTTCTATACTACCACCTGCTGCTTTTAATGCATTGTCCCATTTAGTATATATGGCTGGAGTTAATTTAGATTTTTGTATTGTTTTAGATACTCGTCTAAGTTTTAAATCTCCTGTTGTTATAGTCTTCCTAGTTGTGTCTGTAACATCTCCTAGTAAACCTTTTCTTAAGATTTCTTCTTTAGTTTTTTTGGTAGTACTAATTTCTTTGGTGTTTTTTGTTCTAGTTGTTTCGCTACTTTTGGTTTGTTTGCGTAGAGAAACTTTTTCTGTGCTTGACTTACGAACGGCATCTTTTTTCTTACCTTTCTTTTTTAAAGTTTCTTTTTTATCTTCTATAAACTCAGTAATAACATTGCCAATGTGTGGTGACCGTCTATCTTTTCTAAACTCTACAGGATGTAACCCAACTGCTGGATTAGGATTAGATGGTACACTTATAATTTGCCCGTCACCTACATCTAATTCTATTCTGTCAGGAAATAATTTTACCTTAGAAGTTTTTAATGTTGCCTGTAAAGTCTGTGCATCTGCTGGAGATACGTAATAAGTTTTATCAGACCTTCCTTGTATTCCTGCACCTTCACCTACTTTTTTAGTACGCTTGGTTCTTCCTTGATTATCTATATTATATGTAGAACCTTTAGATGTTTTAAATTTCTTTGGTGCTTGTTGTTGGTTTAAAAAATCTTCATTTAAAGCATTAGCTGCTTCTTGATTAGGATCATCTAAAATTTTAGTTAGTGTTTCGTCAGTAGCTACAGGTCCACCTGGTTCTAATACATTAGGTAATGCATATCGAAAAGCTTGCCAGTCAACAGCTATTGGAGGAACGTTGCCAAACGCTGGATCAAACTGTGGTCGTTGGTTTACACCTATTAATCTTTGTGGTCCTGTACCTCTTTGTAAATTAACTTGCCCTTGTGGTGGAGGTGTACCAAGATCTTGTCCTCCGAACAATTCTCCTTGTGTTTCTTGTGGACTTCTAAGTCGTAATCTATCTTGACCAATTTGACGTGGAGGTATTACTTCAGTTGCAGTACCTTCTACATCGTCATATATTTGTGGGTCAACACCTCTAGGTACTACAGTTCCATCTGGACCAAGTATTTCTCCTTCTAAAGGTGTAGGAGATACTGTAGGACCTACAGCACCACCTGTTTCAGCTAATGTTCTTGACCTAATTCCTCCAGGAAATCCTTCTGGCATAAACTCAGTCGGTTGTTCTTCTTGCTCTGGTCCAGTTAACAATAATGTTTCTTGTTCTTGTTCTTGTTCTTGCTCTGGTTCTTTTTGTAATAAATCAGTAGGTTGTCCTCGTCTTAAATTACCAAGGCCACCAAGTGTACTACCTACTGCAAACCCTGCTGCTCCTGCATTTATAAGTCTGTTTAATACTTCGCCATCCATATACTCATGGCCGTTAAGAATTTTAGCCGAAAGTACATTAATAGTTTCTTGCCCAATTTCAGTAACTCCTTCTGCTGTACCACCAGCTAATGCACCAGCACTTATATACCCTCCTTGTTTAGCAGCCCGTAAAAAGAAACCATCAGATTCAGCAATTTTAGATCCTAAAATTCTTTTAGTAGGTATGTCAAAAGCTTTATCTGTACCTCTACCTAGAAATAACCTTGTTGCAAGAAAATATGTAGTTAGTGATTCAAGTGCTGCATAAGGAAGAGCACCAGTTAATGCACCAAGTTTTTTATCTAACTCATCACCTTCTGCACCTGTTTCTAAAAGTTCAGCATATATATCGCCAACACCCATAGCATAAGCAGAGCCAAACATACCAGTTGCACCACCTATTTTTTGACCACGTGCTCTGCCTAATGCAACTATATTATCTAGTATCTCATCATAATTTTTAAGAAGCCCGTCTTG